GGCGCTTATCAATAGTGCCGCCCTGCCCCTGGAAAGAGCCGCGCGGGCTCTGCGCGCAAGCGATGGCGAAAAGCTGCTCGCCAAAGTTCTCGAAGGGCCGCTTGGCTTCGTTGTCGCTGAGAACCACCGCCGGCTGACGGGTCACATTTGCCTTGGCCAGTTTTTCCATTTCCGCGTAGGCGTCAAGCTGCTCTTGCACTCCTGCCTCTTCAGCAATGGCTGCCTTGGTGGCGGCGAGGTGTTCCGTGATGTTGTCGGGCTCGGCGACAGCGGTAAGCGCCTCGCGTTTAGCTTTGAGCGCGGCAAGCTGTTCAAGCAGTTGCTTTTTCTTCATAGGGGCTCCATTGCGCGCGTCCTTGAACCGGCATTCCATGCCGGTGGCGCGTGTGTGTTGGTTGGTATTCAGCGAGCGGATGAGCGGAGTCGAATGTATTCGTACTCGGCTCTGGCTTTGCTGTCGTCTGCTTCGCTGGCCGCGCCAGAGGGTGCAGAGAGGTCGGTGAAAAGTTTTGCCGGTACTTCCATTTGGCAGTCACTCAGAAATTGGGCGGATGGGTCAGCACCGCGCGAGACGAGCGAGACGTGGAACGGCTGCCACTTGGTAGCGCAAAGATGCGGAACGCCAGTCTCGACCGGTTCGGCCTTTACGAGTTCGCCGGTGATTCGCGCGCCCATGGAGACGTTGGCGAGCACGCCACTTTTGATGTCGCCGATGAGCCCGGCCATCTCCTGTCGGTCTGAGAAGCGGACGAAGGCCCGACCGGTTCCTTTGATTTCGGCGCGCTCGATGACGCCTAACGTGTGGTCAATGTCTTCGACGTGATCCACAACGAACGGGGCCCGGCCGCTATTCAGAAACGACAGATCCACGGCGCCTTCGTCCAGAGAAAACGAGAGGTGGAACATCTTCCGGCCGTCGGTGCGCAGCACGGGCGTGCCCGCGTAGAACATGATTTCACGGACTTCTGGCGCGTTGGGTTGAGCGGCGAGGACTTGCCCGCCAAGGATGAATGTCGTTTTCACTGCGCCACCGCTTTCTGCTGTTGCTGTTGCCCGGCCATCGCCACCGGGATCATCGCGCCCTGCACCATGTACACTTCGCCGCCCTCGTAGGGGTTGCGGTTGTCAATGGCGCGAATTTCATTGGCGTTCAGGACACCGATGTTGCGCATGGCGGAAAGGTAAGCCGCGCGGCCCGCGCTATCCCCGCGCATGAGTGCATCCAAATTGAACTCGGCATAGAATCGCTCAGACTCGCGCGGCCCGAATAGCTGCATATTGATGCGCCGTTCGATACGGGTGCATTCCGGGCGAATGGTGTTGGTTGCCCACTCAAGGCCCTGGTGCTCGATGTTATTGTTCGTGCTTCGCGCCAGTTCGCCGATCATGTGCAGCGGCACTCGATACGCGCGGGCAATCTCTTCGATTTGAAACTTGCGGAGTTCCAGATATTGCATGTCCGTGTGGTTCACGGGTACAGTCTTGATTTCCATGCCACCGTCTAGAATGCCCAGCTTCCCGGCGTTCTTCACGCCGCCGAAGCGCTGCATCATGTAGTCGAGGAGCTGGAACTTTGCCGGATCAGCAAGCGAGTTCGGCGACGTGATGTAAGCCATCGGCGCCGCATTGTTGCGGAAGTAGTTCGCTCCGTAGCTTTCGGCGCTGGCGGCGAGCTCAAGCGACTGGCGCATGTAGGCCAGCGGATTCATGCCCTTGAGCCGCGTCACGCCGTCGTAGCCCATGCCGGGAATATGGAGGATGTCGCCCTGCACATACTCGCGGGTGGTTGCGCCTTCGCGGTAGAGGTAGACCAGCAAGCCGGTTTCCGCGTCCTTACGCACGTCCATTTTCGAGGAGTCGAGCGGAACAAGCTCGGCCACCGCGGCGCGCCGGTCCACGCGGATAAGCGCGTAGAAGTTGCCGTCCGTGCAGAGGGACTGCTCCGCCACCTGCCAAAACTCGAACGCGCTCATGGCGTCATTGGGCGCATCGTGAAGGAGGTAGTACAGTTCGTGGTCACGCGCCAGCTCGCGGCCTTCGCCGGTACGCCTGAAGACCTGGCAGGGCAGAGAGCCGATGGTTTCGGAGCGCAAGCGCACGCAAGCGTTCAACGCATTGATGCGAAGGGCACCCTCAGTGCTATCGAACTGACCGAGAAATGAGCCGAATGACGGCGCTACTGAGCGGTACCAGAAGTCAGAATCAGGCGGTTCAGAAGCTCCGAGTTTAGTTAGTATTTTGCCAAAAAGGTTCAAGGTTGCCTGCTTCCCATATGGATTTCATTGGCTGGCCGATAATCGCAATCCCCGTCGCCATCGCCATTGCAATAACCGGGTCGATTCGCTTCGAGTTCTTCATCCGCTCGGGCTTCACCGGCTTGATGAGGTCGCCCGGCGCCTGCGTGATCTGCGTGCAGTCAACGGACCAGCGGACCAGCGGCGAGCCTTCATGTACGGCGGCCCGGTCGTAAACCAGCTTTTCAAACCGCCTACAGGCCGGGCTCATGGACTGATAGCCTTGCCCGAAGTCGATCACGTCTAGCCCGGCGTCTTGTAATTCTCGGGCGGTGTCGCGCGCGCCGTATCGGTCGAATGCGATCGCCTTAATGTCGTAATCGTCGGCCAGTTCTTTGATGTGGGCGGTGACATAGCGCCAGTCGGTTGTAGTTCCCGGCGTAAGCCGGATGTGGCCGTCAGCCGCCCACTGTGCATAGGGGACGCCGTCGCGTTTGCTTCGGTCTTCGATACGCTCGCCAGGCAGGTATGCCCAGACTTTGTAATAGACTTTTTCGCCCACCGGCCAGCACAGAGAGAATGCCGTTAGATCGTGTACCGCGGCAAGGTCGAGCCCGCCGTAGCAGGGATATCGGCGAAGTTCCGCCCAGTCAATCGGCGTGGGTGATGCGCAGACGTCCCATTCGTGAATCGGAATCCATTGGGTTTCTGCGGAGGTCCACTGGTTCAGGTACAGGCGCCGGAACTGGTTCTGTAGGTCCGGGCGGGCCATGGCCTCGTCAAACTTGCGCTTGTACTCTTCTATCTTTTGGTGTCCGGTTTCGAGGAGCGGGAGAGCCAGCGGCCATAGCTTTTTATCGGTCCAATCGGCGTCCTTCGGGACTTCGTAGATCAGCGGCAGGTAGGATGGGTCGGTTACCTCGCCCGATAGCACCCGGCGCGCGTATTCGTATTCGCGGTAGCAGATTGTTTCTTGGCTGCTTCCGGCCGTCGTGATGATGATTTCCAGCGGCTCCCGGCGCGACATGCTGCCGGTGGTGAGCGCGGCCAGTAGTTCCTGCTCGGCTGGCCCCCAGGCGTGGAGCTCGTCAAAAACTACCAGCGAAGGGTTGTAGCCGTGCTTTCCTTTGCCGTCAGCGGATAGCGCCCGGATAATCGAGCCGGTTTCCCGATGAACGATCTTTTTCTGTGATAGCGTCGGCTCGACCAACTCTAGCAGCGCTGGGTTCGTGCGGATCATCGACCAGATGGCCTCGAAGCAGATCGACGCTTGCGGCGCGTCGGTTGCGGCCATGTAGAGCTCCTGCTCGGGCTCCGGGTCCAGGAAAAACACGATCAGAGCGATGATGGCGGCCGTCTGCGTTTTAGCCTGCTTGCGGCCGAATGAGGCAAACACCTTGCGGATCAGCCGCGATCCGTCGGCCCGTTTCCAGCCGAAGATGTTAGCCACCAGCTTTTTGCTGTGCGGGAGAAGTACCAGCGGCTCCGGGCGCCGGCTCTTTGTGGACTTCGTGAGCGTGAGCGTTTCGGCGAAGGCGCAAGCGGTGTTTACGGCTTCGGCGTCGAAATAGGAGGATTCCATACTACTTGTGCGCCGATGACGCTTGCGTAAGCCTGCGCGAGCTTGAACACTACTTCCATTTCTTCCGGCGTCGTCGCCTTGATGATGTCTTCGGGGAGTTGCCCGGCGCCGTGCGGCTTAACCTTCAACTCCAGGTTTTCAGGCCGGTTGTCGGTGCGGATGCCGTTTTTGTGGTGGACTTCCTCGAACGGCTGGAGGGGGCGCTTGTGAACGTCTTCCCACACAAGGCGATGAACCTGATGAAGCTTTCCGCGCCAACGCACCCGTAAGTAACCATGCTGCTTACAGATATGGGTGGTAAATTTAGACCAATGCTCCGATTGGTTTGCCTGGCCGGTGGCCTTTAACTTGGATACCAATCGCTCCCAGTTTTCACGCTTGCCACACCCACACGATGCTGAAAGCTTGTATTTCAGGTGGCCTGTAGGCCGTAGGCATTCAACCCCGCAATCGCATGCGCATTTCCAAACTGCTTTTACTGATCGGCCAACAACCGCTGAACCGGCGCTACCAATCACCACCAGCCGCCCAAACCGCTGGCCGGTCAAATCAATCCTCTTCGGCACTTTCTTCTCCGCCCGCCGTCTCGGCAGTGTTTCTACAGGCCCTTCGCCCTTGCAATCAGCGCCAGCGTGGGCGATAGCGCCGTCGGCTTGCGAGTGTCCTTAATTCCGGCCCGTTGCCGGTTACGCGGCCCGATGTTGAGCTGCGAGCGTAGTTCGTCGATCTGTCGGCCCCAGGCGAGCTTCGTTCGTCCGTCGGTTTCGTTCCGCCGCTCGATCATGGCGTCTGCCAGTTCGGCGTATTGGTCTGCGTCCACCTGCCGGATAGCCACGCCCGCGGCGCGGTTCTCGGCTACGAGCTTCTGGAATAGCTTCAGCCGGTCGGACTTGCACCAGACGGGCGGGGTGATGTCTTCCTGAATCGGCTCGGGAATGACGCCGCCGTTGGCGACGGTGCCGCGCTTGCTGTCCGGTCGTGGTTGGAAGCCTCTAGCGCCCATATTGATAACTCGAAATCAGAAAGTTGGGAAAAACTCGCGCGTGTGACAACGGGCGGTGTATAAAAATTCCGTTTTTAGGATTTCTCCTACCCCCACCCATCTACATTAGAATCAACACGTTAGCATCAGCTGCCCTGTGAACTGTGCGCCTTTCAGGCTATTGCACAGGTGGTGCGCTGGCCGCAGGTTGCTCAGGTCGTGCCAGCCGCCCAGCGCCAGCGGTACCACGTGGTCCATTGTCGCTGACTTCGGTTGGTTGGTCGTGCTCAGGTCCACTGCCTTGCCACATAAGTGGCATCGCTTGCCATGCGCTCGCACTACATCAGCCAGAGATACTGGAGCCGAAATCACTGCCTTGCCTCTAGCCCTTCGCCTTGCCTTAGCCTGTTTCCTGCCGCGCTTTATTGGCTCACTGTGTTTAACACTTTCAGCACGCTTAGAGCGGCATATAGCACAACGCTGTGAATAATGTTCGCGCTTCGCTCCACAGTCAACGCAGGTCGTGCCTGCTAGTGTGTTCTTTTTTGAACTGCACGGTATAGAGCAAAACCACTTAGATTCAACCTTCGCAAGAAACAATTCCTCGCAATACCTGCAATGCCGCCACTCAGCAAAACAGGCGCTTCCTGTGATCTTCACCAGTAGCGCCTCTCGCTTGGTATCGCGAATAAACTTGAACCCGCACTCACGCGAACAGCACCGCGCGGCGTCCTTCTTCCGCTGCTTGCGCTTAAACTCTTTTCGGCACACCGTACACGTTCGGGTATTTGCGCTTGTCATCTTCCGTCTTGATTCCGTGATGGGGGCGACACATGCTAACGAGATTCTCGTCGTTGTGCGTTCCGCCAGCAGCCAGCGGGATGAAGTGATCCACTAGATCAGCCAGCCGCGCAATCCCTGCTTCCTTGCACCACTCACACAACGGGTCACGTGCCCGCTTGATCGCCCGTACCTTCTGCCACCTACCGTCATACCCACGCGCTGTAGCGTGTGGCCTATGGTCTACCCTTGGTTGCCGTTGTGGGCAGGTGCCGGCGTGGGCTTCTCGGCATCGTGCGCACCATCGGGGAGGAGAGGTGGGCATGTCGTTAGCACTCCAGTTGGCCTGCCGATGCCAGCGCCGACTAACAACGCCACGTCGGTATCGCGCCATGGCACGATCTCATCGTAGACCGTGAACGAGTCAGGCTTATTGCAAAGTGGGCTACTCATCACAACCCAGCCATCAGCGAAGAGCGGTGGGTGTACGTATTCGGCAAAACCTTCACGACCGTGGCTTGCGCCGTTATCCGCGTGGCGATCTCGTTTGGTTTAGCCAAGAGAAACACGCGCGTGATCGCCTTGTCTTTTTTGCGCTGGATCAGCCGCGCCACGGCACCAGCGGTTTTGAGGATGCGCAGGGTTGCAAGGCTGATAGGTCGCCGCTTACCGCTTGCGTTCTCGCAAATCACAGTCGGTCCGGCCAGTTTCAAGGTATCCAAGCGCATCTCCTCGATTGGGAGCCCGTAAGGGCTGGCGACGTCTACCACCACTTCAAACCCCGTCGGAGGCGAAGCCTGGCCATTCGACAACAGCCATGCTCAATTACGAACTGTACAAGACGGTTCTCGGAATGTCAAGGGGATTCTTTCAGCGTCTCCCGATCCAGCTCCAGCGCCCGTATCCGACCGCCCTGCATCGTCAGCCGCTGCTCTAGCGCCGATATCACCCGGCACTGCTCCTCGACCAGCGTATTCAGTCGCGCAATTGCCGCTTGGCTGGTTCGGTGCTCGGACAGAACTCGTTTCATAGCGTGCCACCAGCGCAACGGCATTTCCCGCTGAAGTGGTACGGCTGCTTGAGCAGATTCCCTTGATCGTCCACCATGCCCTCCACCCGTACCCACATCGTGACGCGGATTTTTCCACCTGCGCATCGTGCCGGGTGGTGGATCTTTTCAAGCCCGCGCGAGTTTGGATCGTAGTCCCAGTACGTCAACCCTGGAATCTCGCGCCCGCACCCTCCCGTATTTGCCCGAGGTGCCTCGTTTACCGGCTGCCCATGCTTCGCCTCGTTCAGCGCGTCCGCGATGTCTTGCGGCCCCGTTGGAAGCGATTTGCGGGCCAATAGCAGATCCACCGCCGCCCGAGCGTGCGCCGCATCGTCGGAATGACTGGCGAGCACGTCAATGAGCGAGGTGAACGTCTCCGGCGCCATGAAGCCGAACCCCTGGAGATTCGACATTCGGTTGAGCTGGGCGGTGGCCGTGCCGCGGTTACAGGGCATCGTCCACCTCCAACCCGGCCTTCAGGTCCACCGGCCCGAACCGCCGCGGTGCCCGTGGTGCCGGCGGGGATTGCGAGTACGTGCCGTCGCGGGTCCACCATTGCGCCTGCTTCGTCCGCAGATCCGGGTTGGCGTCATATGCCGCGCGCCACTTGCGGACGCTGGCAGTGTAGGCCAGGCAGAACCCGGCCGGGTTACCCTCGAAGCTGGCCGACTTCTGAAACTCCGAGCGCATGGCTGAAGCCGTAAGCCCGACATCGCCGCCGGCTGGCAAGTTCTCACATGCGAACTTCGCCGCCGTCTGGAAAAGCTTTTCCGGGTCCGGCCCGCTGTCGTCGATGCGGAGTTGCTGCGGCGGGGGCGGGGCGGGCGATAGCGCGCCATTCCCCCTTCCCCCTTCCACATTCAACATTCCACATTCAACATTCATACCGGGAACCCCCCCTATCATAGAGGCAAATCCTGGGGAACTTTGGGGAAATCGTCTATGATCGGCCAATGATAGGCCGTTTCCCCAGGATTCCCCGGGATTTGCCTCTATCATTGACGTATCATCAAGCGTTTCCCCAGGATTCCCCGGGGAACTTTGGGGAACTTTGGGGAAATCGTCTATGATCGGCTTATCATTAACCGAAATCCCGGGGAACTTTGGGGAACTTTGGGGAGGAGGGTACTCGCTCTCCGGGTCCTTATAGTGCGGCCGCTGGTGCTTCAGGAAGTTCACGCACTGGATCACCTCGACAGAACCGACCGGATAAAGAACGATCAGCCCGGCGTCGTGGAGGTCGTGAACCCACTGCGCGACGTCTTCCACGGTCGCCGGATCGAAGCCAAAGGCGTACTTTTTGAGCCGCGTCGGGCGGTACTCCAGGCGGCCTTCCTTGTCCGCCAGCGTCCACATGGCGATCCACAAAAGGCGCTGCGGATACCCAACCTTTGCCGGGTCGTCGCTCTCAAAGAATCCAGGTTTGATGTTACGGG